TAATTCATTTATTATTAACAAGAAAAGGAGCAAGGTATTTTTTACCTGATTTCGGGACAAGATTGTATGAATATATTTTTGAACCTCTTGATGGACCGACCTTTAATCAGATTGAGGCCGAGATAAGAGATTCAGTTGAAAAATATATACCTAATTTACAAATTGATAACATAAGAGTTTACGCCGCTACCGACGATTTTGAAAATATAACAACTACAACACAGGGAGAAGAAATAAATAATATTTATAATTTACCAAAAAAAAGTTATATAGATTATACGGCAAAAGTAAAAATTGACTATACAATAACAAGCGACGCATTCAATAAAAGCGATTTTGTTATTATTAATATTTAAATTATATGGCAAAACAAATTTCGTACACAACAAGAGACTTTGAAAATATAAGACAAGAGTTAGTAAATTTTACAAAAACATATTATCCGGATTTGGTTCAAAATTTTAATGACGCTGCAATTTTTAGTGTTTTTATGGATTTGAACGCTGCTGTAACTGACAATTTACATTACCACATTGATAGAAGTTTACAAGAAACTGTATTACAATACGCACAAGAAAGGTCATCAATTTATAATATTGCAAGAACATACGGTTTAAAAATACCTGGAGTGAGGCCTTCAGTTGCTTTATGTGAATTCTCAATAACCGTACCAGCTTCAGGAGATGCTGAAGATTTGAGTTATTGTGGTATATTACGCAGAGGAAGTCAAGTAATAGGTGCTGGACAAGTTTTTGAAACTCCGTATGATATTAATTTTGCATCAGACTTCAACGCAGAAGGAATTGTTAATAGGTTAGTTATTCCAAATTTCAATTCTAGTAATCAATTAATAAATTATACTATTGTAAAAAGGGAGCCAGTTGTAAACGGAATTACAAAAGTTTTTAGAAAAACAATCACACAATCAGAATCAAAACCATTTTTTGAATTGTTTCTTCCCGAAAAGAATGTGTTATCAGTAACAAGCGTTTTGTTAAAAGATGGTACAAATTATTCAAATGTTCCTTCCGCTCAAGAGTTTTTAGGACTTACAAATAGATGGTACGAAGTAAAATCTTTAGCGGAAGACAGAATTTTTGTTGAAGACCAAAGTAAACCAACAGACAATCCTGGAATAAAAGTTGGTAAATATGTACAAACTAATAGTAGATTTATTACCGAATTCACGCCAGAAAGTTTTTTAAAAATAACGTTTGGAGCGGGAAATGTCTCAAGCGATGAGCTGCTAAGAGATTTTGCAAGGAATGGACAACCCTTGAACTTATCAAAATTCCAAAATAATTTTTCCTTAGGTTCCGTGCTAAAACCAAATTCAACATTGTTTGTTCAATACAGAATAGGAGGAGGATTACAGTCAAATTTAGGTGTCAGTGTTATAAACACTTTAGGAACAATAAATTTTGCAGTTAATGGAGGTTCTAGTAATACTAATCAATCTGTTATAAAATCTTTAAAAGTAAACAATACAACAGCGGCTATAGGAGGAGCAAATGTGCCAACAACCGAAGAAGTCCGTAATTATGTTTCCTTTAATTTTGCGTCACAAAATAGAGCGGTAACAATAAATGACTATGATTCTATTCTTAGAAATATGCCATCACAATTTGGAGCTCCGGCAAAAGTTTCTATAACTGAATTAGATAATAAAATAGTGATTAATGTTTTATCATATAATACGTCTTCCAAACTTACAAATTTAGTTTCTGACACTTTAAAATCTAACATTGCTAATTATTTATCAAATTACAGAATGATTAATGACTATATTGTTGTAAAATCTGGCAGTATAATAGACCTTTCTTTCGAAATTTATTTAGTTTTAGATGGAACACAAAATCAAGGTGCGGTTATTTCGAATGTAATAACTAAGGTCTCTGAATTTATGAACCCAAATCAAAGGGAAATGGGTCAAAATATTAATGTTTCTGAATTAAAAAGATTGATTCAGTCAGAAAATGGAGTTATAAGCCTTTCTGAAGTAAAAATATTTAATAAAGTCGGCGGACTTTATTCATCCGATGAAACCTCACAAAGATATTTAGATTCAGTGACTAAACAGATAGAATTGATTGACGATACAATTTTTTCAGAAAGCACACAAATGTATCAAATAAGATATGATTCTACCGACATAATAGTAAGAGTTAAAAATTTAACTACAGTAAATTTTTCTTAAAATATTATAATCATTTATTTTTTTAAAAATTGAGTTAAACTATTTATCAAAAAATAACTATGCCCAATTCATATAGAGTCCGAACTGAAATAGGAAAAGATAAGTTTATTCAATTAAAACTAGAACAAGATTACGATAAATTAGAATTATTATCTCTTGCAATTTTTCCCAATGACGTATACATAAGAAGTTGTGCAGAGTTTGGAGTTGTATGTGGAAGAGTTTTTTCTAACGGAGGGCTTGGAATCCCAAATGCCAGAGTCTCTATTTTTATACCTCTAAAAGAGGAAGATGAAGAAAATCCAATAATTTCTACTTTATATCCTTATAAGACATTTGAACAATTCAACGAAGATGGATATAAATATAATCTGTTACCATATTCAAAGTCACACAGCGGTCACGTTCCTGTTGGAACTTTTCCTGATAGAATTGACGCCTTAACAAATCCATCAGTTTGTGAAGTTTATGATAAGTATTACAAATATTCCGTTAAAACAAATGAGGCCGGTGATTATATGATTTTTGGACTACCATTAGGACAACATGAATTGTTTATGCAAGTTGATTTGTCTGACATTGGTGAATTTTCTTTAACTCCACAAGATTTAATAAGAAGTGGAAGGGCGACCGAGGCACAATTAGACGGGACAAGGTTTAAATTTTCTGAAAACCATTCAGAACTCCCACAGATTGTTACACTAACTAAATCAATACAAATTGCTCCTTTTTACGGACAAAAAGAAGTTTGCGACTATTATATAACTAGAGCTGATTTTGATTTAACATTAGAGTCTAATATTGAAATTTTACCAACTTGTGTTTTTATGGGTTCGATGTTTTCAACTCTCGACAAAGTAAAAACTAATAAAAGATGTAAAATTCCACCGAAACAAGGTTGGCTTTGCGACTCTATTGCGGGTCCTGGCTCAATAGAATGTTTGAGACAAACTGTACAATTTGATGACAATGGAAGACCTATTTTGGAAAATTTTATTTTAGAAAAAGACGGTAAAGTAATAGATGAAAATGGGGCATGGCTTATTGAATTACCAATGAATTTAGATTACGTTTATACTGATGAATTTGGCAATAAATTAATTTCACCGGACGGAAAAAAAGGAGTACCCACTAAAGGTAAATATAGATTCAAAATCAAGTGGAATCAATCCACTTCTTTAAATGAGAGAAATAAAAGAGCATATTTCTTAGTACCAAATATCAAAGAATGGGGATGGACCGATATCTCAATAGACCCAAATGAAAATACCTCATTATCTTACCAAACCATAGATTTGCCAAAAGATGAAAATTTTGTTACTATCACCCCTACAAGTTACTTGGCTTTTGAAAGTTCATCAAATGTTTTAAGTTATAAAATATTTACATCTACAGATTTTATAAACTATGTGGAAAGGCCCGACTACCAAACTTTAATACCGTTTGTTAGTGATATTTCTGTTAGGATTGTTTATACGCTAATAGACGCAACAGAAGAAGACGGAGGAACATTAAAGTTTAGAAGTTATAGTCAATCAGAATTTGAATTATTATCTTCATACGCATTTAGTTTATCATGGGAAGAATATGGAAACCCACAAATGATTAATGAAGCAATTCAATGTTTAGATAGATTCTATGCTTTTGATTTCAATAAAGTTTATACAGTATCGCAACTAATTGATAGATATACTAGTAAAATAACAAAACTACCCCTACCTCAAAGGAGTGTTAAAATAAAACATATTACAGAATCAAGATGCGAAGGTAACTATAATACTTTTCCCACTAATGATGCTTATTATAGATATGATATTTTTTATATAATTATTAGTTTTTTACTCAATATTTCAAAATTTATTTTTATACCACTTGTTGTAATTTTACACATATTAGCTTTTTTATATCCAATTGCGGAAAAAATTGCTGAAGCTCTTTGGAAATTAAAAAAACATGTGATTTACCCAATCTGTAAAAAAGTAGTTGATGCTTTAAATGCATTGTTTATCAGTGCTAATTTGTCATGTACTGACCCTGGTGATTGGGTACCTTGGGATAAAAATCCTTTTAAAAATATTAAAATCCCTTTGGTATTATATACAGAGGACGGATGCCAAACCTGTAAATGTAATGTAGAAGATGTTCCAGCATTTACGCCACAACCAAACACTCCAGAATATGAAATATTTAATACATTAAATACTTTGATTCCAGAACAATTTAATGTTCCAAATATTTCGCTTTTAGCTAATTTGAGTTCGGATTCAGGATTTGATTCTGACTATTTTAAAAATGATGGATATTTGGAAGCGTTAAAAAGATTTCCGGATTGGAGATTAAAAACACTTAATGGTTACACTGATAATGATAGAATTTGGAGAAATCAAAAAGAAAATTATTTTTTTCCAAAATTACCTAGCCAATTAAATCTTTATCCTTGGAATACCCTTTTAGCCGCTTCTATAAGATATACAGAAGAATCCTACGGAATTCGTTGGGATACTAATCCTTATGATTCTAGTTTTATTCCATGTGATTCTTTACCAATAACAGGAAATGGTGGAAATTTGTTTTCAGTATATAATGTATCAGATAGTACTAATACTGAGACATCTGTATCAAATCTTTTTTATAATATACTTCCAGAAATCCCACTTGAGGGAACGTTTTGCCAAGCATATAGACAATTGGAACCTGGTTCTATTTTTGCGGGAGAATCGGACTTGAGAAGGATGGTCGTAGGTTCTGCAACTTTAGACATAGCACTTGCTCATCAGCAAAGACTTCCTTTGTTCCCCAAAAAAGATAACGGGGCCGGAAATTTACCTTCTTATACTTGGGACCAATTCAGTGTTGCTTGGTCAACACAAATAACAATTGCGGAAAGACTAAATTTGTTTAATTCTAAAGGAAAATATTTTGATAATCCAGGTGATATGAGTCCTGGTAATATAGGGTGGAATCAAATCAAAGTAAGATTTTTTTCTGACTTACCTGAAAATAATGATAAAAATCATTTTGATAGTATAATATGTATTTTAGTTGACTCAATGACTGCTATAACAGAAGGAGACCTTTTAAGTTTTAACAACCCCAATCTGAGTGACGACCCAAACGCATATGAGATAGAAGGTACCTACGTAAAAAATGAAAATGTTTCAGTTCCATTTTTAAATCCAAATTTAGAATCTGATTTAGTTGTTTATAAAACCAACGGATTAGGAGAAATATCTTCAACCACAACTTGTTTTAAATCAGATATAGAATATTATCAAATAATTAGAGTTGAAAAATTAACGGATTTTAAAGCAAAGGCAAAACCTATAGATTTTGATACGGATAATATATACTCATTACCTTGGAGATTTTTAGATACATCATATACAACTTATGGTGACCCTGCGGATTACGGAGAAGTAACATCACCCGTTTCTAGAGGTAAATATAATAACTCAATTATGTTTACAACTATGTTTGACGCTCCTGATAATTCGTATAATTTATGGGCTCCGACTTTAGCAACATGTACAACAAACGTTAATCGACCAATACCAAACAGGGAAAGAGTTTCTTTTGGCTCAGAAGTCAAGATTGGAATAGATAGTAGAGTAACAATTTTTGATGGACAAATGTATTCACCCTTACTTGATTTAACCGCATCTCCAAGAGATTATAAATCGTATAGTACGTTGGATATTAATAATAGTTCTTATTTTTATGATAATAATACTGGATGTTTTTATGATTATAGCGGGTCAATGTCAACTTATAATTTAGCTGAAAGTGAGGGTTTTACTGTTACAGGACAAAAATATACGCATAAATCAGGTTCAGGGTCATTTGAAGTTATTTTCAAAAATAACTTAACTTTAATTATTAATTTTCCACAAGATTTTTACTATCCAAACGATGATACCACCGACAGTGATTATGGATTTTATAATGGATATAATGAAGGTGGCGCTTTTTTTCTTTTAGAATTAGATATTATTTTAAATAATGAACCTTTAAGAACATACGAAAAAATATTTTTGAAAGACATAATTGGAGACCCAACAACAATTTATAGCGCACCGGATTACCCGAATGGTACATTTGGATATACCTCAGGACAAAAGGTCGGATTAATACACAAAACTATCAAAGAAACATTTTATTTAAGTTTAAATGACGAAATTACATACAACTATAAATTAAAATATTACCCTCATGAATTAGGACCAATTACAGAATCAACTTTTGTTGATATATCTATATCCCACGTAATTGGAGGTAATAACTGCACAGAAAAGGATACATTATCATCTTTTAGGGTACTTAGAGCAGACCAAAAAAAATATTGGGATGTTTATAAAGGATTGGCAAATACTGGAACTTGTGTCGCATTTTTAGTAAGGGGAGTTGACCCACACTCTAGAAGACAAAAAGTTGCTTATGATTTATCAAGATTATATGGATATGAACAATATACAGACAATTTTAATGGAGCGCCATTAGACGGAACGTCAACACAATCTAATACTTTAGTATCATCTAACACTTATAATGGAAATTATAATAAAACAGATTATATTACTGAAGGAGATTTTTATCTAAATGTGCCCATACAAACTTCATATCAACCCCAACTTTATCAAAAAAATATAGTCATACACACCAATATAAACGCAAATGATGATATAGACCCAAGTACTTTTAATTACTTATTTTTTAATTCGTATTTTTTTACATATAATAATAGTAACTACAACGGTAATTGGGAAACAAAAAATCATTTGTTTTATTGTGCAAATGACGAAACAACTTTCGCTACTTTGGGAACTATTATGCCTGACTATGCAAATCAGTTAACTTATCTTGCAGTGCCATGGGGATTTGGGGATAATTTGAAAAGTAATAGAGATAGTAATATTTTTAATTATTCACAATATCCTAGAGTCCCATCTAATTTCGACAACAATTCTTTGGTTGTTGCTAATTGTAGGTATGCTCAGGATAATTATTTAACTTTTGCACAAACTTTTTATGACGGTATAGAAAGTACTGATGATGTAAATTTTATCGCAACATATCCCCACTACTGTGGTTCAGAGCCATCTTTTATTTCTAATTCTGCGAACATAAGTAAAAATTACGAAAATGTTTATTTATGGACAAATATTTTACAGGGAGAAACTCCAACCATTCAAGGATGTCAAAATGAATATATTAGAAAATATCCTTTTTCGGCAACCGACCTTCCTCAAAACGATTGTATTTTTGGTCCACTAAGAAAAGGAATTGTTGGTTATAATTGCAGTTCTACACTATCAGATTTTTTACCCACAACACAATTAAATTTCACATATTTTACCGACCCGACTTTAATTAATTCGGATACTACTCAATACCCACTCTACAGTATAGAGGCCCTTTTCAGATTGGAAAAAAAAGAGGATATATTCCAATATTATTCCCCATATGCACAAGGAGCTGGTGGCTGCTCTAGAAGTGAACGAAATGACTCCACAACTTTTTTTCAACCCGACCTTCCGTGGACATTCGATATAAAATTACCACCCAGAGTTAATACAACAAAAAAAGGAACGAATTTAGGAAATAGTTTGTTCGGTAATAATAAGGGAAGGTCAAGTATAATGGCCGGATGCACTGTTTCATATACATCAAACCCTAAATTTAACTTTAATAGTGATGTTACAATGACACGGGATAAATATGCTTCGAATGAAATTTTAGGCCAGTACGTTAATTCTTATTTACAAATTAATGGAGGATTTGGCGGAGGTAGAAATAGAGCTGGAGTTATGAATTTATTCAATTTATCAGATTCCGGTACTACGAGTCAAGTGTGGGGTAATTTGATGTATAGAGAATTTGTAAGTAATTTTTTTGGACAGGGGGCTTGCGGCTATAGCGGGATAGGAGAACCTGATTACCAACAACAAATCGTTAACGGTTACTATGGATTATATCAAAGTTATTATTCAGATGGAGTCCCTTACGGATTTTCTAATTATTGGGATTATAAACTTAGGAATTATTATTACACAAAATACGCTTATTATGTTTACCCAAACGCAAATAATAATTTTGATGACGCCCCACCAGTTGGTTCATGTTGGATGTGGAATGAAGGAACTTCTTTGGCTTCTAATTTTGGAACAGTTTTTCATGGTCTTGCGGACAATGAATACTCAAGACATGTAGGGGGGTATGTCGGGAATGAATATTTAGAAGGAATTTCATTTATGGCTGCCAAATTTGTTGAAAATGATTTAGAAAGATTAGTAACAAGAGAAACATTAGCCCCAAACCAACTCTCAGATACTGGTTTTTTTAATAACACTCTTATAAATAGTCTAAATGGTGAAAATCCCTGCGATTTAGGGGTTGATTTTGGTCTTTTTGATAATACAACAAGTTTGGCAGGTGGTGTACATTCTTATATAACTGATAAATCAGAAACCCCCATATCCTCATGGGGTGAGTCACATACAAAAACTGGTTCAGGTGGGGTTATTTACAAAAGAAATGATAAAACTTTTCCTTATTCATGGGGGGACATTACCGCATGGTGTCCATCAAATAAAGTTTATACCCCAAATGCGGAATATGGGCCTATTAATTTAATTAGTAATGGCGCAATATACGCCTCCCTTGTTTATTCAGAGATGAAAAAATCAGATGGACTTATTGATGACCAAGGAATTGAACTATGTGAAAATTGTAAACACGACCACAGAATTTCAATGACTAACGGACAAAAAATTGTAATGAGAACAGAAAGATTACCATCCTCAGACGCTCCCAATAATAATGGTGTAAATGGTATGGGATTTTTATTACACCAAAACCCTGGATTTAAAGTATATAAATTTTTGAATTTGTCTCCGTCAAATTTTGGATGTGCTCCAGTTATACCATTTGCTGGTGGACAAGTTGTTGCTCCGGCTCAAGTAATGACTGTGGAAAGTACTAACACTGAGATAGTTGATGTGGGAGCAGACAGCTCAATTGGGGACGCTCAAGTGCTTGACTCAACAACAGATTGTTTTTATGCGGTAGATTTACAGAGCTATAATGTTCAAAATAATCAAATAGTCATTTTACCTTATACGCCATACGGGAAAACTGGTGGAAAAATGTGGTTTATAAGGGAGTCTGGATGTTATAATTTGGTTTCTGAAGTTTTTGGTTCGTTAAGACCAACAACAATTACAAGTCCTGGTGTACCTGATAGAACATACAGTGATATAATTATGATTGTTGAATGGGTACAAAGATTAAAAATAACGTTAGCTGCTTGTTTTGAAGTATATTCACACACTTTTTCAAACAATTGGATAAATGGTACACTTTATGCGGTTCCATTTGAAGTAGATACAAGATTTGGTGCCGATAATAAAGTTACTTCAAGAAGATACTGTAGGGATTTAATATATTTTAATGATTCAATCAATAACTTTTTTTATAGGGCTAGTCCATATAAAGGCTCTGATTTTATAGGGTTTCCAAGATATACAAATGGAAGTAACAGTGGCAGTAATACTGACCAACAACCAGATGGCATTGGAACTTTTGGAAAAATCGGCAATCAGAGAAATCTACTTTACCCAACTACAATAATAGATTTGGGACCAAAAAACCAATATATACAAGAAATCACAAACTCTGATATTTTTGACGGATATGTTGCTGATAAAATCCCAAGCACTACTTTTCAAGATGTAACTTCAGTTATCAATTTCTTTACACTAAGTAGATTAATTAATTCTACTTTCTTACAATTATTACTTCCCCCTTCACAAACCGGAAATAGTAACGGAAATGATGACCCAACTGTCGGAGCTTTTTTTGGAAATCAAAGATGGGCTAATGGGAATGGGTTCACAATAGGGGGTATTGGATTACCAGGGTTAATAGATGGGGATTATTCTCAATCTATTTCAGTAAACTCTGAAATAGGTGTACTCAACTTTAATTCATCAAATTATGGTAAAAATGATTTATACATTGGGGTTACTGGTGCAAACGGATTAGTGGGATATCCATGGTTCGGAGTTATATATAGTGGTGAAAATCAGTTTAGAGATTATATTACCCCAAGAAGAAAAATTTGGGATTTAAACTCAACTCTACCTTTTACAGATTCTCAAGTAAATTATATACCTAGTGTAAATTCACAAAATGTCCCATTTTACCAATGGAATGACATTTATTCTGACTCTAACACTATTTTTGGTCATCAAAACAATAATTTTTCAACAAATGAAACTATTTTTTTCCAACATTCATATCAATTATTAGATAGGACTAATGATAATTCAAAATATTTTAAACCAAATGTAAATTTATCTGCCGCTTATAAAGGATTTATTGCAAATTTTACTGCTGATACTAGTGTTAATCCAAGTATTTATGGACCTACAGAAGACTTAACAACAGGTTTTTCATCGCCTGATAAAATAACTGTGGGAGCCCCATTTCACTTTTATTTTGGACTTATAAAAGGTTCTTCAGCTTTGGACTTATTTATAACTAAATATGTAGACACAACTAAAATAAATGATAAATTTTAATGACATAACTTTTTTAAAGGGGTCTTTGAGGTATAAAGGAGCACCAGAAGTTGGTTTAGAAATTACTTTTCCTTTGTCTAACAAACAAAAAGAATTAGATAATTTTTTTATTAATACAACAGTTGATTTATCAGATGTTTACGACAGAGAAAGAAACAATTCCAACTTATATTTTTTATCTAGTAAATTTTCTTTTATTTTTGAAAACAGTTATTATGGGGTTGCTATGCCACCTGATAATGTATATCCACCATTTAATAATAATTTATTTTATTTAAATGAAGAAACCACAAAAGAAAATCAATTATCAACACCAAACACAATAATACAATGGCCTGGATATCCGCAATATAACGAATTTTGTTTTATTAGAACTGATTACGATGTATCGGGGTATACTTTACCACCAAATGAACATTTGATTTTCGAAGCAAAATCCGCCACATCATATAATTGGAGTTTTTATTTAAGTTATGTTTATGACATCGATACCGAGTTTCAATTAGGATATAATTTTTTTGGTATATATGAGGGTATTGAAGTGGAACTTCCACATGAATGGGATGCTGAAGACGGAATTCCATTTATAATGACCAAAGTCAATGATTTCAATGGAAGAACTCTTTGGAAATTTGAATGCCCATTTAAACACAATCTAAAAGTTGGTGAAAATGTACTTTTAAAAAATTTCCCCTTTTATACCACCACCACTAATGTTATCTCTAAAGATTTATTATTAGAAGTTTACAGTTTAGGTGATGGCACTAAAGACTCTGAAAAAAAAATTTTTAATATTTTAGATTTAAATTTTATTGAGGGTGCCGGGTCTTTTTCTAACTACACAATTAATAATTTTTACAGGGTAACAGACCCTCAAAACGTTGATGAATCTCAATCTAAATACTATATAAGAAAACATAAAATATTAACAAATGCTGGAGAAGCAATCATAACCAACTCAGGATTTGAACAAAACGCTTTAAGAACAACAAGTAAATTTTTTACCGCAGATTTAACACCCAATCAAGTTACAAGAATTGCAATAAAAGAAAATTCACAAACA